AATGGCAGCATCGAACAGGTTATCGAAATCAGCCACAGCGCCTCCCGTTATTGCATTCTGGCCAGGCCACGTTCTGTCATTTCGGCTGCCACACCGGCAGAGACACGGAACGCCGTTCCCGGAAGCACAAATGCCACAGGTTCATCCCGCGTGGCGTGAAGTGCATCAGTATGCAGCGTCACCAGTGCCACGACCGTGACCAGTTCAGACGTATCCAGAATCACGGTATCCGGCTGCGCTGATCCCACCTCATTTTCATGTCCGGTCAGCACATTTTCCCGGCTGAGAGGGGTGTCCTGACCGGCAGTTTCATCCGTGTCATCAAGCTCCTCTTCCAGCTCTGCCACACGGAGCGCCAGTTCTTCTTTCGTCCCCGTCAGGCTGACATCACGGTTCAGTTGTTCACCCAGCGAGCGGAGACGGGCAATCAGTTCATCTTTCGTCATGGACTCCTCCACAGAGAAACAATGGCCCCGAAGGGCCATGATTACGCCAGTTGTACGGACACGAACTCATCAGGGTCAGCCAGCAGCATCAGCGGTGCTGACTGAATCATGGTGAACTCACGCGCCGGATCGCCGGTGGTCACCCAGTTTTTCGGGTAACGGGCAGAGGCGTTAATGCCTTCGAGCTGTGCGTCCGCATCCTGAATGCAGCCATAGGTGCGCAGACCGCGTGCCTGAGTGTTCCCCAGCACCATCGTGTTGTCCGGCAGGAAGTTCTTTTTGACGCCGTTTTCCACGTACTGTCCGGAATACACGACGATGGCCACATCGCCATACATCCCCTTATAGGACACCGCTTTACCCAGGTCTTTCACCGCTGTCTCCAGCTCGGAATTAGAACCACGACGGGTATCCAGCTTCTCCTTGACGGCTTTGAAGGAACGGAACAGCGCCCAGCCTTTCGGATCGAACACGATGATATTCACCACACCGCTGGCGTTCAGCGCGTAGGCTTCGATATCGTCGGTCGGGTCATACGTGGACTTGTCACGCTTGCTCCACTCCGTGCCGCCGGACTGCGTGATGTTATTCTCCTCACTGCGGCCCATATCCACCTCAACCGGATCGAAGGCTTCACCGGTCATGGTGTATTTGCCCTTAAGCACGGCAGAAACTGCCTGCATCTCTTCGACCTGAGCAATGGCCAGCTCTTCGTCACGCATGTTCTGCATGATGATGCGACGGCGGCGGTAAGCCGGGTCCACCAGATTCTGCGGATCTTCATCCGGCAGGCGACGCAGGGTCATCTGCGGATTCACTTCATGCTTCGGCTTGACATATCCCGGCGTAAATTCAGAGGTGGAGCCGCCACGGGAACGGATAACCTCACCGGAAACAATCGGCGAAACGTACAGCGCCATGTTTACCAGTCCCGGAATTTGTGAGAGATAGACTTTCTCCGTGGTGAAGGGATAGCTTTCACGGAAAAAGAGACGCAGAAACAGCGGATCAAACTTAAATTTCTGCTCATTTGCCGCCAGCAGCTGGGCGGTTGTGTACATCGACATAAAAAAATCCCGTAAAAAAAGCCGCACAGGCGGCCTTTGTTGATGAAGGGGAAGATTAAACGATGCTGATTGCCGTTCCGGCAAACGCGGTCCGTTTTTTCGTCTCGTCGCTGGCAGCCTCCGGCCAGAGCACATCCTCATAACGGAACGTGCCGGACTTGTAGAACGTCAGCGTGGTGCTGGTCTGGTCAGCAGCAACCGCAAGAATGCCAACGGCAGCACCGTCGGTGGTGCCATCCCACGCAACCAGCTTACGGCTGGAGGTGTCCAGCATCAGCGGGGTCATTGCAGGCGCTTTCGCACTCAATCCGCCGGGCGCGGTTGCGGTATGAGCCGGGTCACTGTTGCCCAGCGGCTGGTTATGGGTAAAGGTTTCTTTGCTCGTCATAAACATCCCTTACACTGGTGTGTTCAGCAAATCGTTAACGGCATCAGATGCCGGGTTACCTGCAGCCAGCGGTGCCGGTGCCCCCTGCATCAGACGATCCAGCGCAGTGTCACTGCGCGCCTGTGCACTCTGTGGTGCAACTGCCAGAATGCGGCGGGCCGTTTCCACGGTCATACCAGGGGTTTCGGCCAGCACGCGTGCCTGTTCTTCGCGTCCGTGAGCTTCCTCACAGTTGAGGATCCCCATAATGCGACTGTTTTCTGCCGCAACCGCTGCGGTGATCTGCGCGTTCACGTCCGGCTGCGCAGCGCTGGCGTTCTCGCCCTCCGTCGCTGGCACCACGCCAGTAACGTCAGCCTGCGAAGCAGTGGCTGAAACAGTTGTTGATTGAGTCTCTTTGGTCATTCGCCCTCCTGAGAGACGGGATTTACGTGCATCCAGTGCATCACGCATAACGGTGATCGCATCGGTGCTGTTGACAAGTTCATCAGCCAGTCCGGCATCAATGGCCTCCTGACCGCTGTACACTGCAGCCTCGGTATCCAGCACAGCCTGCACGGACAGGCCGGTATATGCCGACACCTTCTGTGCAAACATCCGGCGGGTTGCATCCATCCGGGACTGCAGTGTTTCCCGGACATCATCCGGTAGATGGCTGTAGGGGTTGCCATCCACCTTATGGCTGCCGCTGTAAATCAGCGTGATTTCCACGCCCTGTTTCTCCAGCGCAGCACCGTAATTACTGTGAGCCATCATGACGCCGATGGAGCCTGTCCGGGCGGTCTGCGTGACCAGACGTCGGGAGGCGGCGCTGGCAAGCAACTGACCTGCACTGCAGTTCATGTCGTTGGCCAGCGCCCATACCGGCTTTATGTCACGCACACGGGCGATGATGTCAGCGCAGTCAAATGCCCCTGCCACCATCCCGCCTGGCGTATCCATATCGAGCAGAATGCCGTCCACCATCGGGTCGCTGGCAGCCTGTTGCAGACGGGCGATAATGCCGTTGTAACCGGTCATCCCCGAATACGGCTGCAGCGCCCGCGTCCGGCTGACCAGCGTGCCGGACACCGGCAGCACGGCGATGCCGTTCATGACCTGATAACTGCGGGCCTGTCGTGGTCCGTCATCATCAACGGATAACGCCAGCGCCGCGGGTGCCTCTCCGGCAGTCAGGCTGTCGCCGGATACCGCATCCGTCAGGCGGCTGATCCCAAGCTGGCCTGCAAGCGCACAAAAGAAAACCCGCGCATAGGCGGGTTCAAGCATCAGCGGCTCATTAAAAGCCATGCTGGCAATATGCGGGAGATTACGCAGCTCTGCTGTCACTCTTCTCCTCCTCTGTTGATTGTCGCAGCCCGGATTCAAATGCCGCAGCCGCCCAGGCGGGCGGTTTAAGACCGGCTGCACGGCGCTCCATCGTTTCACGGACCTGCTGGGCAAAAATTTCCTGATAGTCGTCACCGCGTTTTGCGCACTCTTTCTCGTAGGTACTCAGTCCGGCTTCTATCAGCATCACCGCTTCCTGTACTTCTTTCAGACCATCGATGGCCATACGACCGGAGCCTATCCAGTCGCAGTTCCCCCAGGCACTTCGGGCTTCCTGAAAACTGAAGCGCGCTTTTGAAGGTAACGTCACCACGCGGCGAGCGATGGCCTCTTCCAGCCAGCACAGAAACATCTGGCTCGCCTGACGGGATGCGACGAATTTTCGCCGCCCCATAAAGTACGCCCACGACTCGTTCGCACTGGCCCGTGCCGTGGAGTAGCTCATCTGGGCGTAATTCCGGGAAAGCTGCTCATACGAGACACCCAGCCCGGCAGCGATATACCGCAACAGTGACTGCTCAAACACGGAGTAGCCGTTATCCGTGTCCTGAGCCGTCTGCAGGTTCAGTGAGTCACCCGGCATCAGGTGAGGCACTTTTGCGCCTCCCAGCCGGACCGGTGCTGCGGCGTAATACGCGGCAATTTCACCAATCCAGCCGGTCAGCCTGTCCCGCTGCTCCTTACTGTTCGCGCCAAGAATAAAATCCATCGCTGACTGCGTATCCAGCTCACTCTCGATGGTGGCGGCATACATCGCCTTCACAATGGCGCTCTGCAGCTGCGTGTTCTGCAGCGTGTCGAGCATCTTCATCTGCTCCATCACGCTGTAAAACACATTTGCACCGCGGGTCTGCCCGTCCTCCACGGGTTCAAAGACGTGAATGAACGAAGCACGACCGCCCGGTAACTCACGGGGTATCCATGTCCATTTCTGCGGCATCCAGCCAGGATAGCCGTCCTCACTGACGTAATATCCCAGCGCCGCACCGCTGTCATTAATCTGCACACCGGCACGGCAGTTCCGGCTGTCGCCGGTATTGTTCGGGTTGCTGATGCGCTTCGGGCTGACCATCCGGAACTGTGTCCGGAAAAGCCGCGACGAACTGGTATCCCAGGTGGCCTGAACGAACAGTTCACCGTTAAAGGCGTGCATGGCCACACCTTCCCGAATCATCATGGTAAACGTGCGTTTTCGCTCAACGTCAATGCAGCAGCAGTCATCCTCGGCAAACTCTTTCCATGCCGCTTCAACCTCGCGGGAAAAGGCACGGGCTTCTTCCTCCCCGATGCCCAGATAACGCCAGCTTGGGCGATGACTGAGCCGGAAAAAAGACCCGACGATATGATCCTGATGCAGCTGGATGGCGTTGGCGGCATAGCCGTTATTGCGTACCAGATCGTCTGCGCGGGCATTGCCACGGGTAAAGTTGGGCAGCAGGGCTGCATCCACACTTTCACCCGGTGGGTTCCACGCCCGCAACTGCCCACCAAATCCGCTGCCACCGCCGTGATAACCGGCATATTCACGCAGCGATGTCATGCCGTCCGGTCCCAGAAGGGTGGGAATGGTGGGCGTTTTCATACATAAAATCCTGCAGGTCCCCTGCGTCGCTGTGTCATGCCGGTCTGCACCTCCAGCTCCGCAATGTATTTTTTCAGGTCAGACACGGAAGTGGCCGTAAACTCCACTCGCCGTCCGTCTTTCTGTACCGTTGCCACCCGTTTACCTGTCATCAGGTCATGCAGTGCCGCACGGGCAGCGGCAAGTTCTTCCTGTCGCGTCATTCATCCTCTCCGGATAAGGCACGGGCGTAATCTGCCAGTGTTTTCTTGTTGGTTGCTGCACCATCCTCTTCCTGCAGGCTAGCCAGCAGTGCACTGAGATCCAGCTGCCAGCGGGAAATACTGATGCGCAGCGCCGCCAGCGCATAAACGAAGCAGTCGAGCGCCTCATTGCGTCGCTTTTTGCTGTCCCACAGTATTTTTTTTCTGCCATCCACCCATTTTTCGACCTGCTCTTCAGCAGTCAGCTGCTGCGCTTCGGTCAGATCAAAAATATCCGGGTTATTCGGGAAGTGAACGGCACCGGGAAGCGGTTCATCCCCTTCCGGCGTCAGTGTGAAGCGGTTATAAATCTGCTCTTTCGCGGTATCCGTACCGATTTCCGTAAGGTAAACCCCGTTTTTGTTTCGCTTACGTGGCATGCTGGCCACCGGCTTTCCGTAGACGGATGCCCCTTTAATGGGGATCACCCGGAACAGCCCATGCTTTTTCGAGCGTTCATACACAATGGTCGGGTCAATCCCGCCAATATCCCAGCAGATACGGGATACCGACATTTCTGCACCATTCCGGCGGGTATAGGTTTTATTGATGGCCTCATCCACATGCAGCAGCGTCTGTTCATCGTCGTGGCGGCCCATAATAATCTGCCGGTCAATCAGCCAGCTTTCCTCACCCGGCCCCCATCCCCATACGCGCATTTCGTAGCGATCCAGTTGGGAGTCGATACCGGCAGTCAGGTAAGCCACACGGTCAGGAACGGGCGCTGAATAATGCTCTTTCCGCTCTGCCATCACTTCAGCATCCGGACGTTCACCGATTTTCGCTTCCCATGTCTCACCGAGCGTGGTGTTCACGAAGGTTTTACGTTTTCCCGTATCTCCTTTCGTTTTCATCCAGTCTTTGACAATCTGCACCCAGGTGGTGAACGGGCTGTACGCCGTCCAGATGTGAAAGGTCACGCTGTCCGGCGGCTCAATCTCTTCACCGGATGACGAAAACCAGAGAATGCCATCACGGGTCCAGATCCCGGTCTTTTCGCAGATATAACGGGCATCAGTGAAGTCCAGCTCCTGCTGGCGGATGACGCAGGCATTATGTTCGCAGAGATAAAACACGCTGGAGGGATCATCCGGCGTCCATTTGAGGCCAAACGGCGTCTCTTTATCGCCAAATTTAAGGTACTGCTCCTCCCCGCAGTGCGGGCAGGCAACATGAAAACGCATACAATGCGGGGATTCACTGGCTGCACGCTCAATCTGACAGGTGCCTCTCACTTTGGGCGTGGAGCCACGGATGGACTTTGGCCAGACCGAGCCTTCAATACGTTTGTCGCCAAGGAACGTCGGAGAGCCTTCCTGTTCAATATCCTCATCAAAGGCAGCAAGTTCATCATAACCCGCCACATCCACCGACTTTTCACGGTAGTTTTTTGCCGCTTTACCGCCCAGGCACCAGAAGCCACGACCATTGGAAAAACGCTTCATAGTGAGCGTGTTATCCCGGTGCTTTTTGCCATACCACGGAGCCAGCGCCAGCAGCGACGGAATATCGCGGATGGTCGGCTCAACGTGGGTTTTCATAAAGTTCTCGGCATCACCATCCGTCGGCAACCAGATAAGGGTGTTGCGCTGCTTGTGCTCTATAAAGTAGGCATAAACACCCAGCAGCATTTTGGAATAACCGACACGGGCAGACTTCACCACATTCACCTCACGGATGTAGTCGCTGCCCATCGCATTCATGATGGCCCGCTGAAAGGGCAGTGTTTCCCAGCGCCCTTCCTGGTATGCGGATTCTTTCGGGAGATAGTAATTAGCATCCGCCCATTCAACGGCGGTCTGTGGCTCCGGCCTGAACAGTGAGCGAAGCCCGGCGCGGACAAAATGCCGCAGCCTGTTAACCTGACTGTTCGATATATTCACTCAGCAACCCCGGTATCAGTTCATCCAGCGCGGCTGCTTTGTTCATGGCTTTGATGATATCCCGTTTCAGGAAATCAACATGTCGGTTTTCCAGTTCCGGAAAACGCCGCTGCACCGACAGGGGGATCCCGTCGAGAATACTGGCAATTTCACCTGCGATCCGCGACAGCACGAAAGTACAGAATGCGGTTTCCACCACTTCAGCGGAGTCTCTGGCATTTTTCAGCTCCTGTGCGTCGGCCTGCGCACGCGTAAGTCGATGGCGTTCGTACTCAATAGTCCCTGGCTGGAGATCTGTCTCGCTGGCCTGTCGCAGTTCTTCAACCTCCCGGCGCAGCTTTTCGTTCTCAATTTCAGCATCCCTTTCGGCATACCATTTTATGACGTCGGCAGAGTCATAAAGCACCTCATTACCCTTCCCACCGCCTCGCAGAACGGGCATTCCCTGCTCCTGCCAGTTCTGAATAGTACGGATACTCGCGCCGAAAATGTCAGCCAGCTGCTTTTTGTTGACTTCCATTGTTCATTCCACGGACAAAAACAGAGAAAGGAAACGACAGAGGCCAAAAAGCCCGTTTTCAGCACCTGTCGTTTCCTTTCTTTTCAGGGAGTGTTTTAAATAAAAACATTAAGTTACGGCGAAGAAGAACGGAAACGCCTTAAACCGGAAAATTTTCATAAATAGCGAAAACCCGCGAGGTCGCCGCCCCGTAACCTGTTGGATCGACGGAAAGGACCCGAAAACGAGAATAATTATCACTTACAGCAAGAATCGAATCTGATCTATTATGGTGCTTGCTATTATGTGCCGGCACAAGTGCGTCGTTTACCGTCATTTCACACAGAGGCATCATCAAATGAAAATCAGAAATATTCTCGCTATCTCCCTTGCGACATCATCCTTCAGTTGCCTGGCATTTAAATCCTCGCCCAATGTGCTACCAGGACCAACGAATCAACTAACTGCGGTAGAAAGTAAAATTATCGGACATTTTTATGCCCCACACAGTACATTACCCGGAACAACCATCACAGGGACATGTGACGCCTCCCCCGTCCCGGGATGCACCTGTCCGTTTTGTACTATGCTGCGTAGCCAAAACCGATAACATCCGCATTTACCTGGTATTCCATGATGAGTTCACGCAGCGACTGATAGAGGAAGGAAAGATGGTTAGTAAAAGCAAGGCGCATTGCCGCCGCATGCTGCAGGCATTGCAACAGACGAGAGCAGGTATTTTTGACCAGTTGGAAAACTGCCAGCATACTTTGCCCGAGTATATCGCCATCTCATCGGAAACCAGTGCAACTCTTATTCATCGGGTTCCACCAGAGAAAAAGAAGAAATGAACAGTGAGGCGTTGTGTGGCATACAACGCCTTCTTCCATCATTCCTCGTCAGCCATGACAAAAATATAACCGCTGGCTCTTTCATTTTTCTCCTGCTTCCAGCCCCTCTCTACCTGGAAGCATCAAGGACGTGACGGCGTAAAGATAAATTGTCTCTTCACTCCCTGACAGGGGCGATTCTTTTCAAATCGCCATTTCGCCATGGCCTTCACCACTTCATCACGAAACAAATTATGAGGCTCTGAGCGGAGAAAAACGATCCGTGTCACAGTCCCATCAGCACCAATATCGAACTTAACCTCAACCAGCCCCTTGATATAATTTGCTGCAGCATATTCCGGATATCGTGGATACACCGTCACTAATTGCCGGGGCTCATCAGCTTTTTGCTGCGAGCATCCCACTGCCAGGACAGATAACAGAAAAAGTAGTAAAAGGCGTCTTTTCATTTTTATTCCTACGGGTCTTATTCTGACAATATATCCTGTGTTCCAGACTGCCACATCACCACATCCTGTGCCATTATCTGACTCACATTACATACATCGCATCGGGATACAGTAGTAGCACTTTCTGTAATACAGCTTCCTGTTTCTTCCACCATCGCACCGGGATAAACCCGCGAATCATTAACGCGGTAAAAACCCGGTGTGCATCGTTTTTAATTATTCCCGCACACTCACGCAGAAGGAATTCCCCGTCGGGCTACGGTCATGGTTAATGCGGGAATACGGCGACGATACAGCGCAGCTAAAAGGGTAATGGACGGATAGACCGGTTTATTTCATTCCACAGGATTCTGAGTGTCCCCAACTTCCTCCAATAGTCTGAGCCCACCTGTGTAGTTTTAATTTTCATCAATCCATTTAACTATCGTTTAATTGTTGTCACATAGGATTCTGCCGTTTTTAACAATGCAGGATAATAAGATGAAAAAAATGTTGTTTTCTGCCGCTCTGGCAATGCTTATTACAGGATGTGCTCAACAGACGTTTACTGTTGGAAACAAACCTACAGCAGTAACACCAAAGGAAACCATCACCCATCATTTCTTCGTTTCGGGAATTGGGCAGAAGAAAACTGTCGATGCAGCAAAAATTTGTGGTGGTGCAGAAAATGTTGTTAAAACAGAAACCCAGCAAACATTCGTAAATGGATTGCTCGGTTTTATTACTTTAGGCATTTATACTCCGCTGGAAGCGCGTGTGTATTGCTCACAATAATTGCATGAGTTGCCCATCGATATGGGCAGCTCTATCTGCACTGCTCATTAATATACTTCTGGGTTCCTTCCAGTTGTTTTTGCATAGTGATCAGCCTCTCTCTGAGGGTGAAATAATCCCGTTCAGCGGTGTCTGCCAGTCGGGGGGAGGCTGCATTATCCACGCCGGAGGCGGTGGTGGCTTCACGCACTGACTGACAGACTGCTTTGATGTGCAACCGACGACGACCAGCGGCAACATCATCACGCAGAGCATCATTTTCAGCTTTCGCATCAGCTAACTCCTTCGTGTATTTTGCATCGAGCGCAGCAACATCACGCTGACGCATCTGTATGTCAGTAATTGCCGCGTTCGCCAGCGTCAGTTCTCTGGCATTTTTGTCGCGCTGGGCTTTGTAGGTAATCGCGTTATCGCGGTAATGATTAACCGCCCATGAAAGGCAGACGATGACGCAGATAACCAGAGCGGAGATAATCGCGGTTATTCTGCTCATACCTCACTCTCTCTGAGCGTTCCGCCAGCTTCTTTGAATTTTGCAATCAGGCTGTCAGCCTTATGCTCGAACTGACCATAACCAGCGCCCGGCAGTGAAGCCCAGATATTGCTGCAACGGTCGATTGCCTGACGGATATCACCGCGATCAATCATCGGTAAAGCACCACGCTCTTTAATCTGCTGTAATGCCACTGCGTCCTGGCTTTTGGGGGAGAAGTCTTTCAAACCAAGCTGTTTACGGTAAGCATCCCACCAGCGTGAAAGAAGCTGATAACGTCCGGCGGCTGTTGATTTGAGTTTGGGGTGTAGCGTGACAAGTTTGCGAGGGTGATCGGAGTAATCAGTAAACAGTTCGCCGCCAACAATAACATCATAACCGTGGTTACGTGTCGGTTGTCGCCCGTTATCCGTTCCTTCTGACCACGCCAACATATCGAGGAAGGCTTTACGCTGAGGATTAAGATTTTGCATTTTTCACCCCTGTCAGTCGTTCCCAGAAGTACGTCAGTGCAACCGAACCCATCGCACCACTAATCCCCGCTGTCGCGAGAATCATGTAAATACTGAATCCACTTTCGATGCTGATCAGGCCACCAATAACACCGGTGAATCCTGATACCACTATTTGAGCCAGAGCATTTATCCAACTCCACGTTGCTTTACTCTGCTTCACATCTATCAGGTAGCGGACCAGACCGCCCCAACCTGCGATGATCAGCAAAACGAGCCAGAACGCTCCGGCAAGGCTCTCTTTTTCGTGCATATGAATAGCCAATGTTTCGCCGCCGACAAAAGGCCGGGACGTTAAATGTCAGAAATCAGGCTCACGGGGTAATTTAACGACAAAGCACGGAGTTGATGCTCCCCGCAAGCCTGGAATAAAAAAGCCAGCATGTAGCTGGCAACAGAGGGTTAAGCAATATCAACTCAACAGCTGAAGACACCCTGGCTGGGGTAGGTTGGAAGGCTACTCACCGTTCAGAAACAGAAAAGCCCAAGGCTTTAAACCTCGGGCTTGAATTTGGATTACTGCCAGTGCGTACAACATTGGCAAAATATCAGATTTACATAAAATATATGATTTTTAATCCAGTTTTGCAATATCTTGCTGTGAAAATATGGTCTTTTGTTTTGAACGTGTTTTCGTTAAAAGCAATAAAGCTTGGCTATCAAGCTGTAGAAAAATGTGCTTCATTGCAACCCAGCGTTCAGTAAATGTCTCAGACCAGTTTTTTGATGTCACTCCCACCAGTGATGCCAGCTCCTGGTATTCATAGGTCTTACGCCCTGCCAGCTCGTTCTTCACATCCTGTGCCGCCAGCCAGATCAACTTCTTCAAACGTTCCAGTGTTTTACCTGCAATTTTCCTGGTACCCAACAGAGTCTTAAACTCGCTCCATGCCCACTGCGTTATGGTGACCTGATGTTCCCAGCGAACACTTTCGCTGTAACTCCACAGCAACCACGCTTTCTGATGTTCTTCGAGAGACAGAACCGCGCGGCGCCATGACGAGGTTGAGAACTCAACCTGGCTGACCAGTGCAATGGATGAACCTTTTGCGTACAACTGCTTACCGGAAATCGGCGGATTATCCAGCGTAATCATCCTGCCAGTTACCTCATCCAGAATGCGCGGCTTCTTTCGTTTGTATGTACCAGTATCAAATTGTGCATGCTCCAGCCAGGCTTCAAGCTGTCCTTTCGTTGCTCCGCTCAAATCAGCGGTAGCCACAATGAGTTGCTCGCGGACATACTGTAAATATTGGGTATTCATGCGGCAGCTCCTTTCAGTGTTTTGGCGTAATTCTTCAGTATCCGGTAATCGGTCAAAACAGAACTAGGAAAACGATATAAGCGCAGGCGCACCCAGCGGCGGCGAAGACGTTCTGCCATATAAGACTCAAACATCATTCATCTCCCAGTTCAGTGATAGTCAGCTCCAGCTTCCCACCTTTGGTAACGGGCATCTTCACAACGCGGTAATCAACGACCTGAGCATCATCCAGCCAGAAACCTGCTTTGGTGAGTGCGTCAAAAGCGGCCTTTTGCAGATTATCAAGGTCACGGCGACGGCGATCCGGCATGTGGCACTCAATGCTGATTTTCACAGGAATAGCCAGGCCGATATCCAGCATTGCGTTTTTAATGATTCGGGCGACATTATCGCGGTATGCCTGCCCCTCTGCGCTGATATGCGTGCGTCCGCGATTATGGCGGTAATAGCGATTATTGCTCGGCGGCCAGGGTAGTGTGATGCAGTAAGTATTCACGCCTTAATTACCCCCTCTTTCAGCCAGATAACCTGTGTTCTCGCCATACCTTCCAGCGCACATTCTTTTGCATATCCAGCGTCAACAAAATGCGTGCGACGGTCGATTTCGTCGTGGCAGGCAGAACATGCAATGGTGGCAATCAGGTCTGGCGGTTTGATACCGGTACCGCACAATCCAGCCAGCCGGATATGTGCCAGTACTGACGTTTCAGGATTGCCATTACATACGCCAGGGATTCTTACCTGGCATTCCCGACCACGCGCTGCTTTTCTCAAGTCAGCCATGATTCCTCCTTGCTGCCAGTCGCAACCATTTTTTATCAACCAGGCTGGCGGTATATCCGAGCAGTGTTGGTATTTCGGATGGTTTCAGCTCAGGCTTACGCTTACGACGATTTGGTACTCTGTAGATGTGTCCGTTCATGACACGAATAAGCGGTGTAGCCATTACGCCTCCTGCTTGTCGCGCAGCAGCTGGAACTCGCAGCTCTGCGGAATAGTCAGGTGGCAGCCAATATTCACCGCCCAGGCTTCAACCTTACACAGGAAGACATACATCTCTCCGGTATCGAGATCGGAGGTATGGCGTAACGACTGGATAGTAGTGATTTCGCCGGTTACGACATCAACCAGGTCCTTGGTTTCATAACCGAGGTATGTGTGTTTGAGAGCATCTTTTACCCATGCTGCGGTAGCGAACGATTTCCCCCTGCTGATGAGGTATTCACTGATTTCGCTGTACCACATGTGGCTGAGTGCATTCTGGGAAAGACTGCGTTTCTCACGCCACGGTTTAAGCACCATGCGAAAGCATTTTCCGTTCTCCAGATAAGGCTGGATCTGCTGGCCGATAGCGATGAAGTTACCGCGATGCAGTTTGATGCCATCTTGTGGTAGGTTCACGCTTCACCTCCACAGAGGTCAGACGCTAGATGCAAAAAAACGCAGGTGCATTTCTGCATCTGTGAAGGGAGAAGAGAGTTTGGATTGTGTGTGCGCATAAACGTCCCCGTTTAGCGCAGAAGTCACCGGAGTTGTTCAGGCTCCGGTGATACAATTATGGCGAATTGATTATTCATAATCAAACAAGATAAGGTCTCAAACTTCATGCAAGCCAAGATTTATTTCTGACAGAATTATACAAAGAAGCTATTGGTCAGAATCTACTCGGACTGTAAAACATACGCATAACCTTAAGCTCTCACTTTAAGCATTGTTGAAATAATAGCCGTCAAGTACAACCTTAACCACGACTGGGATATTTCCCTGGCTACCACGAGTTGTACGGCTATTAAACTGCCGTTAAATTTAGTAAGAGAATTTCATCCGATAAGTCAAGGCATGTAAAACATGAAAATTAACAAGATATTATCATCTGCAACACTATTGTATGGTATGTCAATGGCCATGTCGGTCGGGAGTTGTGCAACACCTGTCCAGACTAATCTTCCTGGTTACACCCCGGGTGCAGATATCATTAGTGTTTCACCGACCAGAAACCAGGTCGATCTCATTGGTGATGTTGTTTATTCCCAGATAAAAGGAACTCGTTCTGTCAGACAGCTTCACATGTCAGTTCTTGTCCCGCGAACAAATGATTTAAAACCAGCCATTATTTATTATCCCGGCGGCGGATTCATGTCTTCTGAACATGACAAATTTATTGAAATGAGAATGGCTCTGGCAGAAGCTGGTTTTGTTGTGGCCGCTGTAGAATACAGAACAATTCCTGATACATTTCCAGCACCAGTTGAGGATGGAAAAGCTGCAATACGTTACCTGAGAGAGCATGCCAGCAATTATGGGATTGATCCTCAAAGAATCGGAGTTCTGGGTGACTCTGCCGGTGGATGGCTTGCCCAGATGATGGGAACTACAAATGGTGACAAAACCTTTGATAAAGGTGACTTTCTTCAGCAATCCTCAGATGTTCAGGCAGTTGCCACACTTTATGGGATTTCTGACTTGTTGAATATTGGCGAGGGGTTCCCTGAATCAGTGCAGGAGGTTCATCGCTCTCCTGCCGTAACCGAAGCCTTAATGATCAATGGCCCTGCATTCAGAAATTTTGCGGGAGCCCCCATCACAGCGTCAAAAGAAAAAGCGCTAAACGCCAGTCCAATCGGACATATGAAAGGAGTAAAACCCCCATTTCTTATTATGCATGGTAGCAAAGACACTCTGGTTTCACCTGAGCAAAGCGCCAAACTATTCAGGATGTTGAAGAAGAACGGTGATAACGCTGAGTACGTGCTGGTAGAAGGGGCCGAGCATGGCGATAAGACATGGTATCAGCCAATTATTATAAACAGAGTCGTTGAGTGGTTTACTAAAAACCTGGGAGCGCCTATAAAAACAGCTCCCCAACAACAAAACCCAAACGCTAACCTGTAAAAAGAGGGAGGGCTAAGCCCTCCCCATTCAATTTTGTTAACTATCCTTTTCAGGTAGTTTTACAACATAAGTCCTTATTGTTTTCTCATATGTATTTTTGCTATTCGTTATTTTGGCCTTAATCCAGTGATAACCACTTTCATAGGTGCTGAATTCCGAAGCTGCATTACCTGTCCAGTGTAACGTTACTGTAGCAGGCTCCATTTTGACCCGTTGAGAGTCTGGACTATCTTCACTACCAGCAGAAAACTCAACCGTACCAGATAATGGGTTTCCAAAATGATCGACAAATCGAGCATAAATACCTACTGGAGATCCATCGTTTGTCTCATAACCAGGATCTTTTGTTAGAGTCAATACTCCATTTGCGTCATCAGCGTACAGGGAGAATGATTTCACCGCGCTAACATCACTGCCAAGTTCGTTTAAGGTCGCCGTTAATTTATACGAACCAACCGTTCGACCATGTACGCTTACCGTAGCCTGACCGTTCTCATCAGTCGTTACTGTGGTTTTATCAACCACCAACGCACCATATTTAGACGGCCCAGATGTCTTAACATTCAATGCTCGACCACTTAATGCTTCGCCTGACTTACTTTTCAACAGTAACGTAAATACCAGATTGTTGGTATCGCTCACTACAGCCGAAGATGCAGATGATGTGATCTCCAACACAGCCCCCTTCACATCCGTCACGGCATCAATATTCTGGCTTGCGGTTATGCGTTTCCCATCCAGAACATACTCGGCCTGAATTGTGTACTGGCCTGATTTCGATGCAGTGAACTGCGTTGTTGCCTGTCCATGAGCATCCAGTTGCAGATTACTACTGGTCAATGATGCTCCCGTCGATGGTGTAATCGTTAAATCCACCTCGCCTGTAAACGCATTGTTATTCGCATCAACCAACTGAATGTTTACTGTTGCGTTTTCACTGCCATCGGCCACAATCTCCTGTTTTGATACACTCATATTCAGTTCTGCAGAAGCAACATCGGGCACAAAAGTTAACTTAACGCTGCCAGATTCCACGCTATGGGAACCGTCAGTCACCCGTGCAGTCACCGTGTACTCACCAGCTTTCACCGTTGTAAGCGGAACAGAAACATGCCCTGTTGAATCAGTCACGATATTTGTTGGTACAGATAATCCTTCAGATGAGGTGATGAGCTGAATCTTTTGCCCATTGACCGACGCATTCGTATTTGTCAGCTGCACATCTAATACCGCTGCATCCTTACCATTAGCAGGAATATTGGAAATTAAACTACTGCTTTCAGGCGTCAGTGACAGTGAAGCTCCGGTCATATTTGATGCAAAGGTCACTGTTAACTCAGTAGACATCTGAGAACCAGCATGAGCTGTAATCACGTAAGACCCCGGAGTGGAGCTTATTAACGCAAAAATAGCATTACCATTTTCGTCAGTTGAAACAGCATGTTCACCACCAACTTGAGTTATCCCTGCTGGTAAAGACAATGTGACAGCATAACCAGGAACAACATTGCCGAAACGGTCCGCAAGGCTTACAGTTACCATATTTCTCTGTTTTCCATCAGCCAATGCATTATTTTGGCTGGCTTCAAACTGAGAGAATGTAACCTGCTGCCGGTCCTCAATAAAGGTGATTTCTTTCTTAACACCTGAGAAATCATGACTATCAGATTTAACACCGATAGTAATCTTACCAGCTCGTTTTGAAGTTACTGTCGCGCTATAGACACCGTCTTTTTCCGTTACAGTCCCAAACTCGACTCCTTCTGCCTGGTTAAGAGCATAAAAGCTCAGAGTGTTATCACCAGTGATTGCATTTCCTTGTGAATCCTTCACTGCCAGTTGTAGATTGATATTGTAACCAACTACCTGTTCTGCTGGTGCAGCGGTTAAAACAGCACTGACCTCAGAATCAGGTTCTGTTGTTGCTGTTTGCTTAATACTGAGAGTAAATGTTTTTCCCTGAACTTTTGCAGTTACACGTACCGTACCAGCCTGCGAACCAGCAGCCAGAACAGAGCG